ATACCATTGAGCTTTTTTTAATGACTCAATACCCCCTTTATGTTGTTCTCTCCAAACATATTTTGCTACGTTACCTTTTAAGTACCCTCTATATTCTTCTGACGTTAATTGCGCTTCAATGGCTTCAATGCATTCAATGCCACCATCAGTGTAATGAGCAGGATGGTTGACATTATCTTTATTTATTCCTTCAAGAACTTCTTCGTGTTTATTGATGTAAATATCCCAAGAAGAAGACTGTTCTGATTTAGCTGAGGAGTCTTCTCCACTTGTATCAACAGCCCAGGGCACAGGACAAACGCCACCAGGGCAATCTTCCAACATCATTTCTTCTTCTTTACTTAGCGGTTTAAACCAGCTTTCAGTTTGCGTTGCATCTCCTCGTCCATCGCCATCTCCTCTGGGGCGTAGTCTCCCATGTCCACCATCAACGTCCGTGGTTGTGGCATAGCTCCCATTTGAATACCTTGTTCCGCGCTTGGAATCGTTCCCGTCACTCCACATCGATCAAGCTCTCCTGGGTCAATAGAAAGGTTTGTGCGAGGACGTGATTGTTGTGTCACCGCAATACCAGTATTAAATTGATCATACACTGGAACATCATTATTTTCATTATCTAATTCTTGTCCAAAATCTGAGGTTGTAGCTAAACGAGTTTTTAGCTCATCGCTATTGTTAATAAAAGAGGATAAGAAATCCATGTTCGTTTATTTTCATTAATTAAGTTCAATTATAATTCAACTATAATAATTGCGAGTAAAAATAATGGCAGGCACCTCAGGTGGTTACGTTACAGACCTGAATCCTGAGAGGGCTTACGATGTAGATATACGTCGTTTAGATGATGATGAGAAGCGTACTGCGTATGCCGGGGACATTCGCAACGAGAAGCAGCAAAATCGTGTTGAAAAGTTTTTGAGAGCAAAGAAATCAGCCGGAAAGTTTCGGCAGAAGATGAATTACGATCAACCATTTACAGATAGACAAGGACAAACCCCAGCTTTTATCGAAGGTGATGTCTTTGGTAAAGCTGGAGCCACGAACTACGCTAATAAACCGCAGTCCTCTACAAACAGGTTGTATACACCATACACAGGTTTTGCTTAAACCTTAGATAAGACTACTTCATATGGTTGTTTTTGATATTTCCCTTTTCTCATTTGGTAGTCAACCTCACACGGTTCGCCTTGATAAAACAGAAGTTGACAAATCCCTTCGTTTGCATAGATTTTATTAAACAATGGAGTGCAGTTGCTAATTTCTAAAGTTAGATGACCTTCCCAACCAGCTTCCGCTGGAGTAATGTTAGCCATAATACCAGCACGAGCATAAGTACTTTTACCTACAGCAATAACAGTAACGTCCCTTGGTAGTTTTAAATGTTCCATAGCGACACCTAAACAGTATCCAAAAGGAGGAATAATAAAATATTTACCACGCTCGTCTTCATGGAGTTCAGTTTCTTTTAAAATTTCTGGATCGAAATTTTTAGCATCACACATTCCATGCTGGACACCTCCGAATAAAAGGCACTGATTAGGTGACAAACGAATGTCATAACCATAGGAACTAAGTCCATAGCTAAGAATAGGAATTTCATTTTCTTTACTAATTAAATGGGTCTGGAAAGGAGTGATCATTCCTTCCGCTGCAAATTTTGCAATCTCTTTATCGCTTAAGACAGACATAATAAGTTTTCACTTTAAATATCTTACACAAGTATTCGTCCTTTTTCAGAATAAATATCTACAAATTCTTGGGTAGCTTTCTCAACATTATCTCTAGGTTGTAAATAAACTATTAAGCTAGCCCCTGTATTACGTGACATTACTTTTTCGTCAGCATAGTAATGACGAATTAACGTTGGACGTACCTTCATGATACAAACAGGATGATCAAATATATCTTGGCAATACATTGTCATATCAATAAAATTAGAAAAATAAATACCTTGTTCTATTTCACCTTCTAGCCATTTACGTTTCAGAGTGCGCCACCATAAAGCATGCCCTGCCGTCAAGGTAGGTGACAAACCTCTAGTTGTTTTCCACCTATGACTTTTCTTATGCCAAAAATAAGACTGGCTAGGAGGAAAAAGATAAACATTACCAAACCATTTTTCTTCGTTTAAACCATCTTCTTTTGGGGTGTAATAGTGTTTTGCTCCGACATAGTTGTTAGCAAATGCAGAGCTAGCTGGATCGAGATCAATTTGACCCATAAGGAGGTGGGCAGAATCAACCAAATCACGATTAGATACCCACTCAAATTCTTCTGAGCGTACGTTACCTCTTTTTAAGCCCATTACTCAGATTCTTTATTATAGTCAATATAGAAGTAACGCATACCTTCATGATCATTTAAGATGTAACCAGCTCCAGTGGTAGGGTCGATACGTTGAACCGATTCTAAAATACGTCGAAAAGATTCAACTAAACTACCATCATTATCACGCTCAGCTTGTTCTTGAGCAGAATGCAATTCTTCTAACGTCAACCAAAACATTGATTTTTCTGTGTTGTTTGGCTGGTAACACATGGCACCAGGGCCTTCAATCTCCCAGAATTTCATATATTCTTTACCCATATCTCCTAAAATAAGTTTGACAGTCGCATCAGCATAGCGAGCACTAGCACTATCAAGATCTTTTCCGCATACAGCAGACAGTAGTTTTTCTCGTCTATCCATTTTTTAAAAGTTTTTGTTTTTGTAATATTAAAAGCATCTTAGGTAGAGGCTGATAAATTACAACCATTTTCCCCAAGATACCACGTTTTTTAACTAGTTTTCCGTTGTCATCTTTTACTTTGTCAAACTCACCTGAACGTATTAAATATTCAGCAACACAACGCAAGCGTCTCTTTAAAGGCAGATCAGCATTAGGAAAACGACTACAGATAGTTTCTGGAGTCATGTCTTGAAAAGCTAAACGAAGACGATTAGCTAATGTCATGTTACTGTTTGGATCTTCTAATTCAAAATCACGAATTGTTTGCACGTAACGACGTAAAACAATTTCATCAAAAGATCCCCCAGGAGGTAAGAATTTTTCAACTTGACTAGCTAAACTAGACGGCAAAATTTCTTGATAGTTATCAAAAGTAAGTTCAGCTATTTCAATACCGTCAAAACGATGAGCCATTTTAGTCGTCTACATTGGGATAAGAAGGATCTGGTACGTGGTTTAAATTTCGGCGAGAATCACTAGAGTACAAATCAACCGAAGCAACAGGATCAAATGTTCTTAGGTTAACATCTTCTCCTTTCCTATAAGAAAGAATTAGATGATTCCAGGGAATACGAATCATTTTTTTATGGCTGCCAACAGGCATCACGATGTAATGCACTCCTTGTTGCCATCCAAAATCTTTTTTCTTTTTGCCTTGTAAGATCCAATTACGTATTGTTTGATCGGTCACACTTAAGCGCCGTGCACATTCTTCTGTAGAGATATACTCATCAGAAAAAACTTCTGGAGAAACCAAGTCAGTTTCACCATTTTGATACCGACTGTGCCACATTGAAGACAAAATATTACGTATGCCACGCAATTCTGCAGTAACTGAACCCAAGGCTTTTACAATTCCACTCATGTTGTTTTTGCTCCTCGCAAAAGGTTTTGATTAATGCTACACTTTCAATGAACAATAACGCGAGAGTAATGGAAGATCAAGTCCCTTCTAGCAATATTCCTCAAGAACAAGGTAAGTATTATCAAAATCCTGAAGGGCCTCGCTTTCAAAATCCAGCACAATTTTCAACGGCCACTCAACCCTTACAAGAACAACCCCCTGTTGCACCTGACTTTCAAGAAATGAGACGATTAGCCCTGGAGCAAGCAATTCAACAAGTGACACAACAGCCTGTTCCTCAGCCAATTGCTCAAGTTGCACCGCAAGCACCACAATATAGTCAACCTGAAACAAATACTGTTTATGTCAGAAGAAACCTGACACTAGCTGAAATTTTGGTTATGTTTGCTTTATCTTGTGGTTTAGTTTTAGGTCTTCAAGCCAGTTGGTTTATTGCTACTGACCTTCTTCCTCGAATTGAAATACGAGAGAAATAATCAGTCCTATAATATCACTTAGGACTTGACTTATAGAAATAGGTGGCCAATAGAAAGATCTCACAATTTCCGACAATTGAATCGGTAGATATTGCTAATGCAGATCTTCTGACCCTTGTTCATGTCTTTGAAGTAGACCCTGCTTTACGAAACAAAAAAATTACCTTTAGTGGTTTTAAAAGCTATCTTGACCAATACTATATAAATGTAGGTGAAGACCCCACCTATAACAACATTACTATTACTGGAAATTTAGGAGTTAGTGGTGACACGTCTCTTAATAACCTTTCAGTTAGTGGTTCTTCTGATTTTCAAGCCGTTATTGTAGGTGGTGATTTAACAACAAGTGGCAGCTTCTCAGTTACTGGAACTATCACTGGTTCTCAGATTGAAGTTAATAATGTTGTTACAAGTTTTTTAGAAACCACTTCGGGCAACTTTGTAACGCTTACTGGTAAAACAGTAGACTTTGCCAGTGGTTTTTTCGATACTCTTTCAGGAGCTTCTGTTACAGGTGAAAGTTTTGGTGTAGTTTCAGGCATTATTGTTGATGCTGATATCAATGATCTTTACGCACAAGTAGCTCAGATTGATGTCCTTAGTGCTAACAATGTTACTTTTACAGGGATCTTAACTCACAGTGGCACTATTAATGCTAATGACATTAACGCAACAGGTACTATTTCTGGTGCGAGCATTACAGGTGACGTTGGCCAATACACAACAGTTACTGGACAAACAGCTGTATTTACAACCCAAGTCTCTGGTACAAGTATTACAGGAGACTCAGCTTTCTTTGAAAGAACTACCGGAACATTTATTGATGTAACTGCTTTATCAGGGACAACAATCACAGGTGACTATGGACAATTCTTAAACCTTACAGGATTTAGCTCACACGCAACATCTTTTTCTGGAACAACAATTACAGGTGATACTGCAAACTTAGGAACTACGTACGGTACTTCAGGTTTCTTTACTTACCTATCAGGAATAACTGTTACAGGTGCCTCTGGTTTATTCACGTCAATTCAAACACAGAGCTTAACTGCAGCTAATTTACAATTCAGTGGGGATCAAACTGTTAGTGGTAGTTTCACTGTCTTAGATAATTTATTTGTTAGTGGCTCAGGTTATTTTGCTTCAGGTATTACTGTAACTGGTGAAGTTAGTGGTGAAATAATTACGGCACAATCAGGTAATTTTGATACTATTATTACCTCTCCTTTGATTACTGGCACCTTATCAGGTGACAATGCATATATAAGTGGAACAATTACTGGAACAACTGTTGCAACGACAAGTGGACATTTTGTAACAGCTACTGGCACAACTGCTTCCTTTACAACGTTTACAGGTGTAAGTGGAGTTTTTACAACAGTTACTGGAACTATTTTTTCAGGAACAACAATACAAGCGCAGACAGGAATCTTTGCTTCTGGAACAGCGTTAAGACCTTCACTTAGTTTTGAAGGACAAGATGACACAGGTATTTTTGTTACTAGTGGTGTAATTGACGGGAACCCAGCAGAAGAAAAATATCTAGGCTTTACCACCAGTGGCCAAGAACGTTTTCGTATTAGTCGTTATGGAGCCCTGGGGATCTCAGGAGAAAACTATGGTGCTCATGGACAAGTTTTAGTTTCACAAGGAGCAGGTGAAGCACCTACTTGGACAAGTACAATTAGCGGCATTGTTATTAGTGGTGGTGAAATATCAATTACAGGTGATTTATTTGTCAGTAATACAATTACTGGCTACCGAATCTCTGGTGAATTTATTGATGCTGTACAAGAAATAACAGCAGCAAGTGGTGCGTTTGCCGGTACCGTTACTGGTTTGACTGTCCTTGCAACTACTTTGTCAGGTGCAACAATCTCTGGACAAACAGTTACTGGTACTAGAGCACTCTTTACTACCGGTACCTTCCAAGATTTGTTTGTTGATGATGACTTTATTATTGGCGACAATCTTACTGTTAGTGGCGACTTAGAAGTCAGCGGTAATTCAGTATTTGATAATGGAATTACTGTTAGTGGTTCTAGTGTATTCCGTGAGGGAATCACAGTTACAGGTGTAAGTAATTTTGTTAGCGGTATTATTGTTGGTCAGAATCTGACAGTAACAGGAACTATTTCAGGTACAACAGTTACAGGTCAAACTGCTATCTTTACAACAGGTCAATTTAATGACCTTTATATTGATGATATTTTTATTGTTGGAGATAACTTAACTGTTAGCGGTGATCTAAACGTAAGCGGAGAAGCTTATTTCCAAAGTGGTTTAACAAGCAGAGACCAAGCTTTCTTCCCTTCTGGAAACCAAGCAAATCCTGGCATCACTTTTATTGACGATGCCAATACAGGTTTGTATACCAGCTCAGGAGATGCAATTGAATTTACTGCAGGCGCAACTAGAAAAGCAACAATCTCTTCTGGTACCTACGGTGCAGTCCTAACAATTTGGGGTTACTGAGTTAGAATGTATTTAAAAGTAGCAGCTGAGATCCTTTAATCATGCCACAGTTTGGCGAAGTTCGCGTTGATTTTATAACGTTTACTACGGGAGTCTCTCCAAACGAGGCAAGTGTTACTGTACCTGTCTCAGGACTTCTGCGTAATCCTACGTTTAGTGGCAATGTCATCATCAATGGTGATTTAGATGTACAGGGAGATATTACAAATAGTGGTAATTACAATACCGTAACAGGTAATATTACAACTACAAGTGGCACAATCTCAGGTGCTATTGGACGTTTCACAACAGGCATTGTTGGTGATTTAACAGTCACTGGAACATTGTCTGGTGTTGATCGTATTTATTTTGAAAGTGGCAGTGCATCTGAACCATCAATTACTTTTATTGATGATGAAAACACAGGGATCTTTACAGTAGCTCCTAATGTAATTTCAATTACTGCTGATGGTACTGAATGGGTACGTGTTTCAGGTAATGGAGATACACATTTATTTAGCAGTGGTGCATTAAAGATTCCATCTGGCACAACAGCTGCTAGACCAGGAACTTCATCAACCGGCATGATCCGGTATAACACGAGCCTTAATCAATTTGAAGGCTATGACGGAACCTGGGCAATTTTAGGTGGAGGTGCCACAGGTTCTGGCGGTGATAGAGTATTCCTATTAAATGAGCAAAATGTAACGACTAGTTATACTTTGCCTTCAGGAGAAAACGCCACAAGTTGTGGCCCTATTTATTTAAATACAGGTGTCACAGTTACTGTCGGCACTGGTGAAAACTGGTCCATCGTTTAACTTAAAGAACAATGACATTACGACTTGGCGGCGACGGTGCTATTACAGGATGTACTTCTCTTGAAGAACCAACGATAAGTATTAGTGGTCTTACTATGACCACACCAATTGTAGCAATTCCTGGTACGGCTGCAGCACCTTCTTATACGTTTAGTGGTGATACAGATAACGGTTTATATTATGCAGGTACTAATAGTATTGGTCTGTCTACTGCTGGTACAAATGCAATATTAATCAACAGCTCGGGCAAGGTTGGGATTAATCAATCCTCGCCGACTGCATTTATACACGCTAAGTCAGGAGCAAATGACGGGACAGTTATTGGAACTTTTGAAGGAGCCACTAACAATAAGCTAGACATTAAATTTAATGCCACCGGACCAGCGTTAAACGTTACAGCAGGTGATCCACTTGTTTTTGAAATAGGCGGCAGCCAGAAAATGCAAATCGACAGCTCGGGCAGGCTAATTGTAGGTCGGACTTCTTCTGTCACTTCAGGATCTGCTGCTGATTCTGTTGTGCAAATTGTTGGAAAGAAAGGCAGCCCAACTGATCTAGGACAGCTAACTATCGCAAGAGGTAACTCTGCTTCTGCTTTGGGTAGCGGAGCAGAGATTGGTGAAATAATTTTCTCAGATAACGCTGGGGCTAATTTTGCACAAATTCAATGCAATACGGACGGGACATCAGGTAGTAACGACTATCCGGGGCGTTTGACGTTCCATACGACTGCCGATGGTGCGTCATCACCAAGCGAGCGCCTACGAATCGACAGCTCGGGAAATGTTGGGATTGGGACTGCTACACCAGGGTCTTGGGATATTGAATCTAAAAATCTTGTAATCGCCAGTAGTGTTAACACAGGAATAACTATTGCAGCAACAGGTTCTAACCAACGATCAAACTTATATTTCTCAGATGGTACATCTGGAAGTGAAAAATATATTGGCGGGTTTACTTACAATCATGCTGATGATTCATTATTGGTTAGAACTGCCGCCACAGAGCGCCTACGAATCGACAGCTCGGGCAGGCTCTTAGTTGGTGCGAGTTCTACGTCTAGCGTCACCCGCGTCGTAATTCAAGGGAACTCATCAAGTAATTCTCAAGCAATCGCATATTTCCAAAGAGGTTCTGCAAATCCAACCGGTGCAG